TTAAAGGCTGTGGATAAGACAGCACCGATGGTGATGGAGACAAGCATTGAATTTGACATTTAACAGATCATCCGATAGAGTTGAATCATGCCTAAAAACGCCTTTCAGACAGGGGCAAATCTGGCGGCCATCGCCATTTTTGCAGCCCTTTTTCTTTTCCTGCTGGCCAATGCCGGACTTGCCGCCGCCTTAGTCGGGATGGTAATTTCCGCGCCCCTGCTCATTGTGCTGTGCATCGGCCCCAGTATTCTCACCGGGGCGGTATGGGCCGGGATTTCAGCTCTTCTCAAGCGCCGTTAGCCGCCCGGCTTTGCCGAACCGCCTCTTCACACCACCACCGAAATTCATCCACCTCCAGCCCGTCAATCTCAGAGGGCTGCATCCTGAACCAGCGGGCCAGCAAACCCATCCCGGCCCGCATATCCGGCTCAGGCATCCAGCATATCGCGAAAGCTGCTCTGTAATTCCTTATAATCCGCCATATCCATGGCATCCATATCCTCCGGAACCAACCCCGCCAAAGAGGCGATCAGCCCGATCTCTTTCTCTTCGTCCGTTGTCCCAAACCGGCCCATGGTGCGTAAATCCTTCACCGTCGGCCGACGCATGGTCAACCCCTCCACCTTCTTGCCGCCGGCAGTGAACGGATGCTTCAATGCAATCTCACTCATTTTATTTCCTCTCTCAATGGGAACAGTTTTATTTTTCAAAAAGCGGCCAGCACCCTGGCTGCCAGCGTCTTGATAACGGCCATGGACAATTCCAGCCCCTTATCTCTGGCCTCGGTCTTAATCCGCTCCCACAGGGTCCGACTGCGCATGGTCGCCAATAACTGATGGCCGGCCCAGGTCAGACGGACGGCAAAGAGCGGCCGTTCCCCGGCCGGATAGCCCTCCATCAGACCCGCCTCCCGCAAAAGCCGAAAGTGCTCAACCACCTGCTCTTCCGAAACTCCCGGCAAGGTAGCAGGGGCCAGCATGTCACGACCATCGAGGGCCTCGACCGCCGACATGACCGTCCGCACACATTCCCAGTCAAGGCGCATCTCAGCCACCGATGTTGGTCTTATACGTGGCCAGCAGATCAACCCCGTCCGCCTTATAGATATTGGCGTAGACGTCAAATTCAAGCACCGCCCGGCCATCAATCTCCAGCTTGCAGAAGGTGACGCTCATGGTGGTCTCGGCCTCGACGTTGTCGTGCTGCTTGAACCCGCCCAGGGGAAACTTGGTGAACACCCCGGTCAGGTAGGCCACCACCGGCACCTCTTCCATCCTTCCCAAATTGCCATAGGTCTCAAGGGACCCGCGCAGCTGAATCTCGCAGGCCTTGAACGGATTGGCCACCTTGGCCAGGACATCGGCGTAGAGCGAGTTCCATTTAAAGGTCGCCTCCATCTTGTCCAGGCCGCTGGGGAGATCCAGCTTGCCCTGCATCCCTAACGCCTTGTGCTCACTCATCGTCACCTTGACCTCCGGTAACTTGCACTCTTCCACCTTGCCCAGCAGACTATTCCCGTCCACATAGACATTGGCGTTGGTGATTCGCTTCACTTCGATTGCCATTTCGTAATTCCTCCATAAAAGGGGCCAGATTTATTTTCTTGTTACTTCAACGCCTTCAACAGCTCGATATTGATAAACGACTCAAAGCTGATCCGCTCCGCCGGAGTGGGCGGCATAAACTCGATGTCAAAGGTCAGATGGCCGGCCGCGATCTCGGTAACCGGGTTCTTGGCCACATCAAACAGACAACTGCCGTCAATAAGCGCCCCGCGCATGATCAGGGTTCGGATGAAGCCGTTCACCGATTCGCGGATGGCATCAATCAAGGCCTGGTTGATCGGCCGGTCGATAAATTGCAGCATCGAGTATTCGATGGACTCATGCAGGATATCCGCCGTCCGCTGGACATTGATAAAGTTTGCCGGGTCGGTGTTGGTGGGGAAGGACGCGCTGCGATTCCCCCAGGCCCGAATCCCGGTGCCGAAGGAGTTGAAAACCGTACAGATCCCGGCCTCGTTCAAGGCATTTGCCTCGGTGGTCGAGTCGTTGATCAGGGCGGTAATCGCAAGCTCCATGCCGGTGATCCCCTTGATCTCGGTATTCGATGGGCTCCACCAATAGCCGCGCTCGATATCCTTGGCCGCAATCACCCCGGCCAGCCGTTGGCTCAGTGGCTCCAGCACCTCGGTATCGGTTGCGGTATCATAGCGCTTGATATGGGGAAAGCAGAGAATCGCCCGCTTGGAGCTGGTCTCAAAGTTAATCGTGCCCGATGGACCGCGTCCGGTGATGGCTTCCTGCACCGTGGTGCCGATGGGCGCATCGATCAGGGCCATGGCCCGGAGCTGCTCAGCCACGGCGATCATCTCCACCGAAACCGCCTCCTGGGTGCAAAAGCCCGGGGCGATAATCATCTTGGCGACAAAGCCGAACAGGTTATAGGTGCCGATAAAGCACTTCAGCCCTGATCTGTCTTCGTCCACATCCACTTCCCCGATGATATCCGAGGCCAGGACCTTGGTCGGGTCGGCATAGTTATAGCCCACCGTCAACGAGGCCGTGGCCGTGGTGATCTTGACGCTTGCCGCCACCCGGCTGATAACCCCTTTCGCGTAATCGACGGTGTAATCCACCCCCTCAACGCAGGAAGCGGGCAGGGTAATCGCCACCGATGCCACCCCGATATGATCCAGGGGGAAGGTGCCGTCGGCCGCCTTGGCGGCAATCTCAGCCACCGCCGCCGTCTTATGGGTGGCAGGGTCAAGGGTGTTGACCACGATGCAGATCGGGCCGTTGCCCTGGTCGAAGATCGCATCAAGGGCGGCGGGGATGGTATACCCGGTGGTGTTGACCCCGAAATATTTGGCCGCATCCACCGGGCTGCGGATAATCACCGGCGCGTCAATGGTCCGGTTGGCTGCAGTACACTGAAAGATCGGGGCAGTGCCCACCAGTCCGATGACGGCGGTCTTAACCCCGGTGATGGGCCGTGGCCCCTTGTCGAGGACAATGGTCTCGACCCCATGTAAAAAGTTCGCTGGCATTATTCAGTCTCCTTGTTCCTGGTGGTTTTCGTTGGCTTCCCGCCGGTCTCAGCCGTGATCTCCAGGTCTCCCTGAACTCCCGTTCGCCCTGAGCTCCCGTTCGCCCGTTCGCCCTGAGCCTGTCGAAGGGTCGAAGGGTCAATGGCAGGCGTCAGCCATCCGCGTTTTATCAGCCGGTTGGTGTACAGATGCCCTTCGGGCAGCTCCACCGTGGCGCCGGGCGCCAGCATCACATCTCCATGGCCCTTCAGGCTTACGCCGGATAAAGGCCCGTTATACTCGTATTTCATGGGATCTCCGTTACTTCGTCAAAGTTATCGGCCAGCGTCAACCGTCGTAAGAGCGGCAAGGCATCAACCTCTTCCAGCTCCACATTCATCGACTTGATCGACACAATAAATACATACTGCCAGACGCCCTCGTTGACGCTGACAAACTCATCTTCCACCGGCACCGCCTTGTCACAGCCCGGCACACGAAACCCGGTGAGGGCTACCCGCACGCCATCCAGCATTGCATAGAGCCCACGATGATCCATCAGGTTTCGGCCCACCGCCGTGATTTCCCAGAGGGTTGCCCGCTCCTGCACCACGGCCCCCATGTCCTTCAGCGTCTTGTAGCTGCTCCCGGCAAACCGTACCAGCAGCGCCCCTTTGGGCTGGAGCAAGGAAAACGTTGAGGGGTTTTGCGGAAAGCTCTGCACCGGAAACTCCGGCAGGACATCCCGCACCCGGTCAATCAGGGCCTGTTCAATCTCTGATAGCAGCATGGTTAAAATCCGCCCATGGTCTCGCGGGTGAAAATCCGACCAGACGCAGTGACCATTGCCTCATCCGCCGCCGGTGGTTCCGGGTCATTCGCCCCCAGGCTTATTCTGCCCGTGGCCACCATCTTCAAAAAGGCAATGGCGTCGTCATACCGCTTCACCCGGTTTTCAGGGGGGGCCTCCCGCCTGGAGTAGAGATTATAAACGGCAATATCCACCGCATACTTGATGAGCACCGCCGGAACCTCTGCCATCGGCAGACTGTAGCGCGCCCCCAGATAGCCGTCGATCTCCACGTCCGCAGTCTCCAGCGCCGTATTGGTGACAGCGGTATCAATGACGCCGCTGCCCACATCATCGGTAAGCTGGATCAGCAGATCCTCGGGGATCTGCCTGGTCAGATCTTCCAGTGTTGCGTACATGGCCAATTACGAATTACGAGCTTTCTTTTTAGGAGCCGGCGCGCCTTCCATCTCCAGTTCCGGGTCAGCCGTTTTGACCACACCCTGCACCGATAGCGCCTCCGCCACCTCAATTGAAAGTTCCACCACCGCCCCTGGGCCATACTCAACCCCATCATGGCTCAGCGGGGTTGCAACAATATATTCAGCCATAGCTATCTCCTATTTTATTTTTATAAAATGGGGACTGTCCCCAGCCGTATCGGGGGCTGTCCCCATTTTATCAAGCCACTGCGTTCTGCAGAAAATACCCAAGATCATTGGCACACAACACCTCGGCCACGGATTCACCAACCCGCACCCGACGCCCGCCGCGCATACCGATATCCTGGTCATTGATCGAGCCGCCGACCCTGCCTCCCCACTGGGCGGTAAACCCGAAGGTCACGCCGGTGGTGCCTGCCAGATTGTCGCGGTAGAGCAGGGAAATATGTTTGCCCCAGGCCCGCGCAATGGTAGCGGTCTGGCCGCGTTTGGCGGTGTTGATAAAGCCCTGGCCCACCAGGAGCTGATCAATCTCCAGCAGACCGGCCACGGAATCACGACCGACAATGCCGGAGGTGCCGGCGTTTCCGAGCACTGCTGCGACGATCTTCGGGTGCTGACGCAGCTTTGTCCATGCCGCCTGGCCAATGACCATGATATTTGGCCGCATCACGCAGGCATCAAGGGCGTTCATCAGCACCGAAAGGGGATCGGAGTTGACAAAGTCAGAAAACTGACTGGTACCGGAAAGGGTCTGCTGATTGCCGGCCGCATAGTTCGAGGCATTAAAGACGGCAGCAGCCGTGCGAGACTCACGGTCCAGGGCGATCAGGTTGGAGAGCATCTCCACCGCCCGGCCCTCGGGGTTATACCCTGGAGGGGAGTTCTCAATATCTGCCAATGGAATTGGCTCATCCAAACCAAAGTCCTTGGTGGACGCGGTGGTCTCGGTAAAGCCGAACTCCACCTGGTTGGGGGCCGAGGTGCGGCCAACCTTGGTGTCAGGGATGGTAAAGCCATCGGCCATGGCAAAGTTGCGGTACTTAAACGATTGCAGACCAACCTGGACCCTCGGCAGCACCTGATCAGCGATCAGGTTGTTATTCTTGTACGCGATCGCAATCGCAGTAAGTTCCGGGGTAATGGGAAACGGGGCAAAAGCCATAATATCCTCTCCTTTTAGAGGCTGTTTTAAAACAGCCGGTCTTTTTAGGCTGTTTTAATTACAGCCTCTTATGCCGCACGTTAAACAGACAATTTGTTCAGTCTGTTTAACGAATGCGGCGTCAGCATTCTGGAAATTGTTTTTTGTAAGCTGGTTACATTACACTTTGGGCAATCACAATCTTGCCGATATCCCCCACAACAGCGGAAACCATGGCAATCCCGATAACCCGGTTTGTGGCCACGGCTGCCACGGCCCGCCCTGAGGCGTCGGTTGTG